GCGCCTCTGTTCGGCGTCGCCTAAAGACGTGCCCAGATTTTTGTCCCCCACCCCCTCCACCCCAAACCCCTGTGCCTGGGCCGCCGCCTTGGCTGCCGGTAAATCTCCTTTAGGATTGGCTTTCTGCCAGGCGTCCAGGGAAAAGACGTGGGTTTTAGGCCCGGCCACACTTCCTACCTGTTGTCCTGCGATTTTCAATGCGGCCTGGGCTTGATCGATTTGGCCGCGCTGCACGTAGAAATCGACTAAATTGGCGGTACGGTCGTGCAATCCTTGGTTGGCCGGTGTCGCTGGGACGATCTTGTCCACCAATTTGCTCCATGCTGTGGGATCGGCGTTCTGGTCCATGATCCGCTTCGGTTGTTGTCCACTCAGGTCGTACCAGCTTCCGCCTTGAAACTTGAAACGCGCGGCTGTGGCTCGAGCTCCGGCTGCCGTTTCTTCTGCCGTGACCCGCCTTTGTTCCGGGCTCTGCGCGACAATGCCGTCGACCATCTGCTTCAACTGTTGCGGATTCTGAATCTGTTGCCGTATCTGTCCCAGCTGTGGGGCAAAATCCGGCATTGCGTTTTCCGTCTGGTTGAGCAACTGAGCCGCGACATCCGGATCGTAGTTGGACGTCTGGATCCGATGCGCCAGGCTCCCCAGGTAGTCCCGAGCTGCAGACTGATGATCCAGCGCTGCTTTTTTCAGCTCGCTGTTCGTCTTCTGCAACTCCTTCATGTTTTTGAGAATCGCAGTGCCGTACACCGGACCGCCGGCCGCCAGGACTTCTTCGTCGCTGGGCATTCTATAAGTCTTTTGTCCAGTCGGGGACCCTGGCTCCATTCCGCCACGCGCAACAAGGGCGCGCGTCGGGGACCCCGGCTGTGAACCATCGGCCGGATTCTGCATATCCGATGTCTGTGCCGGATTGCCCGTCTGTCCCGCCTGCGCTCCGCCGGCATACAACCTTGCCAATGCCGCCTGTTGCTGCAACTGCATCGCGCGCTGCTGGTTTTCCAGTTCGCTCGCCCGTGCCTGCTGAGCGAGAATCTGTTGTTGATAAGGCTGCGCCTGTAAAAGGGACCGCAGCTCTACCATCCGGCCCATCTGCTGAACCGGGTCGTATGGCTGAGGAGGTCGAATATCTAAAGCTGGAAGCGGAATGGTGGACATGGCTTTTCCTTAGGCAAGATTGAGTAATCGGATAATCGGGTAATCTGGTAATTGAAAACCTGCGGGTGCAAGCTGTGTGGGTTTAGTTTTTGACTTCCAATTACTCAATTACAAATTACCCGATTACCCGATCTGACGCTTATCCTTGGTTCGCCGCCAGCTTCGTATACAGCGGAAGCATGCTGGCGAAATTGCCAATACTTCCCAGGGCGTTGCCGTAGGCGTTGGCGGACCCAACATAACCGGACGCCGTCGCTGCCGCTGCATTATTTAGCTGTTGGCCTATCTGTGAACCCGTTCCCATCAGAATGTTGCCTACGTTGCTCCCGGCCGAGGCTCCGGCGCCTGCCAACTGCTGCGCCGAAGTCTGCCCCAGGCCCGCCAGATCGGCGTACCGGTTGAAGACGTTGGCCTGATTCTGGTTGAAGATGTTGTAGGACTGCTGATACTGCGTGAGCGCCTGGTTGAACAGGTTGTTGTAATCGGTGCTGGCGAGACCTTGCGCGTATTGGTCTAAAGCTTTGGCTGTCCCACCGTTGAGCAGTCCTCCGGTGGCGGCGGCGGAGTTTTGAATTGCCTGCTCGCCTTGCTGCAACTGGAATTTATATCCCGGCATCTGCTCCGCTTGTTCCGCGGTCGGAGCCACAAACGGAGTATTCCACGTTTGCGCCAAAAATCCCGGAGGAAGACCGGTGTTGCCGATGGCCGGCGGGCTACCCGATGGCGGCGTGCCCGGCGGCGGCGGGCCTGCCGGTGGATTGCCTGGAACCTGAGGTCCGTTCGGTCCCTGAGACGGTACCGGACCCACCGGCGGAAGACTGAATCGCGGAGGGCCGTTCGCCCCCCCAACATCCAGGATGCCTCCGAGTCCTCCCATCCCGGCGGGCGGTTGCTGCGGCGGAGTCATCAGCATCGAACGCGCGGGACCGATCGCGCCGCCATTGCTTCCCGCGAGCGACGAAAGCGGTGCTGTTCCGTTCCCGATTCCGGAAACCGCCGGAAGTCCCGGCGGTCCCGAGGCGCCGAAAGGGTTATCAAAGACGCTGGTATTCGGCTCAACCCCCGGCATCCCCATCAATTCGTTCAACGCTCCCAGAGCCGCTGTACCGCTCTGATAATAAGGATGCATCAGCCCCAGGGAATTAAGATACTGCTGTTCCTGGAAGCCAAGGTTTTCCTGTCCTAACTGGAATTGCAGTTGGGCCGCTTGTTCGGCAGCCTGGGACTGCGCCGATGCAGCTTTGCCGGCAGCATGGCTTTGCAGGGCCGCGCCGCCGAGCGCACCTACGGTGCCCACCGCTCCAGCGATTCCGATGGCAGTACTTGTGGCCACGCTCATGTTTCGCCTTCCTTATCGTAGAAGCAAACCCATATCAAACGCCCGTCGCCAGGTCCTGATCCAAACCCGGCAAACGGATAGCGAGAGTGAAAAAAGCAGGTTGGATAAGTAATAAATCGGTTCCATCGCATGGGGACCCAGCCATACGGTTTCCAAAATGTCAGATCCTTCCATTCCCGCGACATCATGGCGTAGAACCAATCCGCGTGCCAGCCTAGCTGGGTCAATTCAGCCTTGGAAGGCAAACGGTCGATCTTCAATCCCTGGTGCCGCCAAAACGCCGTTCCTCCCTGGCACTGTTGGGGAAGATTCAAATAGAGGACGCTCGCATACCTGGCGCAAATGTCGTCACTGTGCACCCAACTGTGCGGCAATTCGCCGTCAAGATTAAGCCGGAAGCATGACAAGCGCGGCACAATGGGACACCCGATTAACTCCGCAATCCGTTGGTGCCAATGTGGAACCGCATAGCCGGAGATTCCGCTGTATCGGGCCCCATCGGGTCCGGTCTCAATGGAGAATCCGCCATGAATGACGGCATCGCGAACCTCCGCCGCGTCGGCCGCGAAATCGTCGAACTGAAGGGCTGGGAGATTCATAGTCAGAAGTCAGGAGTCAGAAGAAAGCCGCAGCGCCGGGGTCCCCGGAACGCGCCGGTTTTGCGCGTTCTGGGGTGGAGCGCCGTAGGCGCGGAATTACTGAGCCCACCCCGGGAGGGGTGGGAAAACGGCAAATAGCGGGTGAGCCCCGTAGGGGCGACATATGGTCTTTTTCAGGCCTGCGACAGAATCCACGCACACGTAAGTTTTAGTTCTAAGACAATCAGGCCGATTGCGCACGTTGGATGAAGGTACACACAAGATTATGTCGCCCCTACGGGGCTCGATTTGTCTGATGCGGTTACCCACCCCTTCCGGGGTGGGCTCAGTAATTCCGCGCCTACGGCGCTCCACCCCAGAACGCGCAAAACCGGCGCGTTCCGGGGACCCCGGCGCTGCGGCCTTCTTCTGACTTCTGACTTCTGACTTCTGACTCCTGCTTCTCACAGCACCTTATCGTAAGCAGCCTCGACGTAACTGTACCCAAGCCGCTTGTAAACGGAGCCCACCTGGTCGCTGGGAGCAATCATCTGCATGCGCTTGGCTCCGCGTTCTCGCGCCTTTCTTTCGGCCTCCCGCACCAGTTTAATTCCTGCGCCTCGATGTTCCGGTTCCACCCACCAGGCGACCTCGGCTGCAATCAATTCTCCGGAAATGAAATGCGGAAACAGCAGGATGCCGATCATCCCGCAGACCCTGCCCGCGTCTTCGCTGACTAGGGCGATGCCCTCGGAGATTACTTTGCCAGTGAGCGCGGCCAGTTGCTCCGCGTTATCTCCGATATGGTTGGCGTACTTCGTTTCCCGCCTGAACCTCAATCCCATTTCGACAATGCGGGGAACGTCGTCTGCGGTCGCTGTTCGGATCATGGGGAATCGGGTAATCGGGTAATCCGGTAATCGGGTAATTGAAAACCGGCGGGGCGAGCTGTGTGGGTTTGATTTTGACGTTCAATTATCAATTACAAATTACCCGATTACCCGATCTTTGATGTGAGTGCTACTGTCGAAAATACGCCAAAAGCTGCGTATTGTTCAGGTCGAGGGTTCCAGGGCCGTGCGCATGCGCCGCCAGCGCATCGCCGGTAAACGTTGGCGCTGCCACCGTGCCGCTGGGCGTCACTGTATGCGTATGTCCAGCGGCGGCCACAGTTGCGCCGCTGCCGCTCTGCACCGTAGCATCGGCGCTTTCCGTCGAAGTCGTATCCGCGGCGCCCGTGAACGCCGGAGCCGAGTTCGTCCCGCTAGGCGTTCCCGCGCTCACCGCCGCAGTCTGGCCGGAGGCTGCATTCGGCCCCACCGCGGTCGCCGTGGCCAGCTTGAGATATGCGGCGTTGGCGAGATTCGGCAGCGTGACCTGGCTTAACGTCCCATCCGCGTTCAGCATCTTGACGGTACTGCCATCGCACAGATGCCAGCCCGATCCGGTTGGAGCCGAGAGAAAGCCATGGATCAACCCGCTGCCCGCATCTCCCGGAGCCCAGCCCCAGGCCGTGCCGCTCCATTGCAACAGGTGGCCGTAGTCCGTCACATGCGCCAGAAATCCCTTATCGCTCGCTCCCAGGTCCGTGGGCAGTGTTGCCTGCGTGCACTGCATCACACCGGCAACGTAAGTCCAGACACCGGCTACGTCCAGATAGAGCGCCGCGCGATCGGTCTCGTAGTAAAACGATCCATCATTGAACTTGCCGGCCGCATGGCTCGCTACCCGCAACGCATGCGTGTTCTCGATCGATTGCCCAAGCTGGTTCTGCTGCGCGTCCCCATTGACCCAGTACTGCACCCACTCCCGGTGATAAGCGTTGCTGTCACCCGGCGCCACGGTCGTGGGCTGCCGGATCGGAGCCTGCAGTGTCCTGGCCGGTACGGGATTGGGAGCCATGGGTTGATTGGGTAATTGGGTAAGTTGGTAATTGGGTAATTTGCTCTTGAGTTTACCCCGAAGCGCAGCGAGGGGTCCCTATACGCGAACAGGAGTTGGTAAGTTAGTGAGTTGGTAATTGAAAACCAAGATCGGGTAATTGGGTAATTTTTAATCGGGTAATTGAAGATCAAGATCGGGTAACGGGTTATTTTTAATCGGGTAATTGAAGATCAAGATCGGGCAATCGGGTAAGTTGGCTTTAGCCTCTGCAGGTAACAGGGCACGACTTTAGTCGTGCCGATAGAAGCCAATAAAAATTGGGGCTTTAGCCCCTGCGCCTAGGAGCTTCATAGATCAATCACAGGTAGTGCATCCTACCGTTCCAGCGGATATCCCATAGCAAATCGCCGCCGATGACTGCTATTCAGCATGTTTGCGATGAATAACAGAAAGTCGAAATGCTCTGGATCCGTTTGCGTGAAATCCATATCGGGAGGAATAGAAGATTGAGGACTCCTGCGGTGAATGGAGAGTAGGCATTTACCCGAATCTTGGAGTGTGAACGTGCTGCCCCCATTGCCCTTTTTGATCGCTGCCATCGTGCCTTCTCCCAGGGGATATGTTTTACCTTTGTATTCCAGCTGCAGCTCATGATCCTTGTGGTAAAACCGTATCGGCTCTCCCTCAACAATGGCGTACCAACCATCTGGCTTGCCGTTCCATTCTGACGGATTTTCTTGTTTGGAGTAGCGCACGTGGCGCCCTGTTTCCGGATCAAAACGTTCAAATTCATCATGACGGTCAAAGGATTGCATTAAAGTGCCCATCATCAGAAATTCAGATCCTTTCCACCGGGCCTGAGAAAAACAGTCCAAGCCCCGTCCTCATTGATTTCCACGAAAAGAATCCGCCTCTGCCTTCTTGCCCACCGACTCTAAGAAGCGAGCAAAAATCTCGATTCCTGCCCTGTTCTCGGGATGCAGCCTTGTCGCTAACCGGTACCATTGTTCTGCTTCCCCATGGTGGCCTCGAACAGCGAGAAGATTGGCTAAATACAGATTCGCCCAGTAATCGCTAGGATCAAGCTCCAACGCTCGGCGGAAATGATATTCGCCTTCTTCCAGGTTGCCCTTCTTGTGACAAAGGACTCCGAGCTCGCGGTGCGCTTCGGCATAGTGCGGGTCTATATGAACGGCCTTTTGCAGCAAGTAAGAAGGCGGCACCGGGATCACGCTGCTTGAGGAGCAGCGCAAGATTGAACAAAGCCTCTTCGTATTCAGGATCTATTTCCAGGGCAACCAAAAATTCCGCTTCCGCGTCCGCGGTCTTTCCCATCCTCTTGTAGGTCGCACCCAGCAGTGTGTGTGTTGCCGGGGATGGCTCTCCCTCCAGTTTCTCCAGTCGAATAGCACGTTGAAAAAGCTCGATCGCATGAGCGGAGCACTCCTCCTTCGGCAAATCTTCTCGAGAAATCTCCAGCAATCCGAACTCTGCGTAAAGCTCGGGAACAGACGGCTCCAGCTTAATGGCCCGTTGCAGCAGCTTCTCTGCCTCCCTCCATAAACGCCGTTCCCGGTAAAGATCCGCTAATTGTCCCATCAGTCGAGCCTCGCCGCTGCGTACAACCTTGGCTTCGACCTCTGGTGCAAAGGTGGAGAAGTCAGTTCCTTCAAGGCCGTCCAGACGGTCCATCATGGCTTGTAAAGCTTGCAGATCACTCATGTTCTTTACTTTCTATGTCTTCACTGCTTTGTATTCTACTCAAATTATGTCTGACGTTCTGTTTGGATTTCTCGATCGACTCAATATTCTTGATCTGTTGATCCTGCTCGATGCTGCTAAGTTGATCCAACGTTCCTTTGGTAGCTTGGTAACTTGATAATTTGAAGATGGAGATCGGGTAATCGGGTAATTTGTAATCGGGTAATTTGGCTTTAGCCTCTGCAGGTATCAGGGCACGACTTTAGTCGTGCCGCAAAGCACAAGAAAAACATGGGCTTTAGCCCCTGTGCTTTTGCGCTGACGAGGGTCGGCAGGGGCTAAAGCCCACAACTTTTTGTGCTTGGATCGGCACGACTAAAGTCGTGCCCTGATACCTGCAGGGGCTAAAGCCGGTTTGGCCTTTGAATTCAACTTACCAACTCCCCTTGATTGGTTTTCTCCGTGGAACTCCGTGTCTCCGTGACTCCGCGGTGAGGTTTTGGGTTGTTTCACGCCATCTTCCCCAAATTCTTCGCCATTCTCTCCACCGGCTCGAATCCCGGGGCGGCTTTCAGGTAAGCATCCACGATGCGCCAGGGAACCGGATCCGTGGCCGCCACTTCATAAATCCGATCCCGCGACCTCCCCAGCCTCCGCGTGATGGCCCGGGTCTTGAAGTTGCCCGCCTGCCCGCAGTTCATGATCCGTTCATTGCTCCAGGTTTTGCCGCCATCGTCGCTCCATCGCATCATAAGCTGCGGATCCCGCGGATTCCCGCTGCCATCCAGCAGCGGAGGCTGCGGCCCCAGCCCGGCTTCGATATCGATCTGCATCGAGGAATGGAGAATCCATTCCTGCTCCGTCGAGATGTGGGGCGCCCGGCGCACCCTGCGAATGGGATTGCCAAAATCATCGGCAAAGGACCAGCCCGATCCCTTCGCCACCGGTATGGACATCTGATAGACATTTCCGCTCGCCCAATCCCCCACCAGGTGCTTGCCGAAGGCAAAGGCGTGGCAGCGGCTGCGGTGCGCGGTATCCGTGGCTTTGCCGGCGCCGCGAAAGCTGCGCTCATGCCACATCTGCGTCGACACGTCATAGACCCAAGTGGCGTTGGCAGTAGGGAAGTATAGGACCCAAAAGGAATGTCCCTGGTCCTGGTAACTGTAGCCGATCGCATCGGCAATCGCCGGATACGCCGCCCACGCCGCTTCTACGGCATGATTGCTGATCCGCGCCGGGCTGTAGCCTTGCGCCCGCCAGCCGATGCCGGCGCCGCGGTCGTCCGCACCCAGCCAAAACACGCTATTGTCCAACCGCACCGCACTGGCCGCCGCCGCGATCCCCTGCTCGATATAAGCGCCGGGCACGACATCAAACGGAAACACCGCCCCGGAGTCGTAATACACCACCGTCTTGGTTACGCCCCAGAACCATATCTCGCGATGATCCACCAGCATCGTGAGCACGTTGTCCGGGAAGACAGAGACGATGGCAGTATTGCTCAAGTCCCAACTAGTAGCCTTCTCCGGCGCAGAAACAAAGAACTGCTGGGAGTTCGATCGCAGCGCCAGGAAAAACCCGTCGCTAAACCCGACTCCGCTTACAGGAATATTATTCAGCGCATCTACCTGCGTGAGAGTATTGCTCGTCAAGTCGTAAACGTAGGCGATGCCGCCGCTGGCCATGAGGATCTCTTGCGGACTTGCCGCCATGGACACCGGCAATCCGTCATTCACTACGTTACCCTGATGTGCGGCAATCAACTGCCCGCTAGGATCGACCTCGGCAAACAACGCTCCGGCCACAAAGAAAGCGCGGCCGTTGAGGGCAATCGCTCCGCGTACTCCACCCAGCGGAGTCCCGGTAACAAGGGTGGCAAACAATGCCAAACCAGGAGCCGGATACAACGCCGTCGCCCCCTTACCCTGCCCGCTCTCAATCGACTCCGGATACCAGTTAATGCACCGCTGAGCATCCGCGTTCAAGGACTGCGATGCGTAGGTGGGACCTACAAACCCAAAACGAGCCATGAAGAATCGGGGGATCGCCGTGATCCGGTGATCGGGCGATCGAAAAGAAGCTCCTAGCCTCTAGCTACGTGGTGGCGCCGCCGCAAAAAAAGCCCCGGAAGGGGCGACCGAAGTTAGCCCAGGGTGGAGCGCCGTAAGCGAAGCGTCGGCGCCGAACCCTGGGTAAACAACAACAAAATCCTCTTTTCCTCTCTGCCGAAGGCCAGCGCGCAGCGAAGCGGAGCGCCAAAAAGAGAACGATTTTCAGCAACCTCTTTATTCGTGCCGATACAGCATAAAAAACTTGTGGGCTTTAGCCCCTGCGGTACCAGCTCGGCAATCGCGGCGTCCAAAGAATCAGAAGCGAAAAACCAACCAAATAGAATAAGGATGCCTGCCACAGTGCCCCACCCGGCACGCGGATAATAAATCCCCAAAGTACAACACTTAAGGCCGTTGCCAAGCGGCCGATGTGCCCGGCCTCCCACTGCTTAATGCCTTTCGCGTCGGCAGGATTGCTCATGAGAGCTTTTTCCGAGCGGCTCATCATCCGGCCGAATACCCGAGCTGAAGCTGACACTCCATACACTCCATAGGCGCTCATTCCCGCGGCTAACCAATGTCGCCAGGTCCAAACACTGCTGTCACCGTGGTGGACGTATTCCGCAATCCCAACATACAACGTAGCCGCGCCCAAAAAACACCATTGGATCCGTCTTACCTTCTTGAGACTGGATTCCATGACTCCGAGACCCCCCTGATCGCCACCTTTAGAGGGGCCTGTATGCTTTCGGCCGGTGCGTGGAAAGCCACGGATTTTTCGCCGCAGATTTACGCAGATGGCCGCAGATGAAAACAAAAGAAAACCCCATTTCTTTACGGGTTAGATCTGCGTTCATCTGCGCAAATCAGCGGCAAAAAATCCGCCCTCTTCCGTGTTTTTCTGCAACCTGTTAGCCCCTGCATGCGAGGCCGCCGAAAGACTCGCGGCCAGCCCCATTCGATGCCTTAGCGGCAATGTATACCGGCGCCGATTGCCAATCAAAGGTACAAAGGTCACAGGTTGCCAGCTGTGGGGCCTGTAGCCTGTAACCTATGGCCTTCCCGGTCCTCACTCGCATCGCAGACGTGGTTAGGCAGACAAAGTGCATAGATCCTTCGGCGCGCGGTGCGCGCCCCCAGGATGACAGGAACTCTCCTGGCTGGCGAAAATCGATCACCCGATCACGGCGATCACCGGATCACCCGATTCTATCGATCCGTCAGCCAGTTGTACCGCCCGCCCCGCTGATTCACCAAAGCGGTATCGCAAGCCATATCGACCATGGGCTGATTCAGAGCCTTGATCTTTCCCTTGCTCTCCACCGCCTGCATCAGCACGGTCTGGGGAACTTGCGCCACGCCAAATTCCGGCGCCAGATCCACCGCCAGGTTGTAGCGCAGAGCCTTGAGGTATCCAGGCGGGAAGTCTTGATCGGATACCAGATCGGGAAACTGCGCCAGCGCTGTCCAGGTATAAAGTGCAAAGTTGACCTGAGCATTGGGTATGGGCCAGAAGCTGAGCGTCATGAGCGGGAATCCAAGATCGTTCCAGCACTTGAGCGGCAGCGAACTGGATACATTCTTGACCGGGATGGCCTCCCACCCGGCGTCGGTCACCATCTCCAGCGGCAATTCCAACGGCTGAGCGGAATTGGTCAAGCTGATCACTCCCACCCGCTCCAGCCGCGGAGGCCGCGGGCGATCGAAATCCCCTCCAGGACCCAGCGTGTAAGCCTGCTGCAGGGCCGGAGGCGCCACAACCTGGCGCTGAATGGTAAAGAGGGCCAGCCGTTCCGTGTTCCACGCATCCAACATCTGATTCAGGATGTCGAATGCGTCGCCCGCTTCAGACCCGGACGGCTCTTCTCCACTAGCCAGGACGCCGAGTAACCTGAGCGCACTGGCAATCAAATCATTAGCAGTCATGGGAAGAATTGGGTAATTGGGCGTTTGAAGAATTGGGTAATTGGGTAAGTTGGTAAGTTAGTAAGTTGGTAATTTCAAGCCAGCAGCCGCTAGCTCCTAGCTTCTAGCTCCTAGCTGGTACAGACGGTGCTCAGCACCGTCTCCGCGCCGTAAGGCGCGCATTCTTGGCCCTTAGCCTTTGGCCCTCGGCCTTTGGCTCTTCATAGCCTTTAGCCCTTAGCCTTTGGCCCTCGGCCTTAGCTCATGGCTCTTGGCTTTAGCCTCTGCAGGTATCAGGGCACGAATTTATTCGTGCCGTTAAGCAGCAATTAAAATAATGGGCTTTAGCCCCTGCGGTCCCCGGGGATGTGGAAAGATGACGATGTGTGGATGGGGCGTGGTTTTCAATTACCAAATTACCCACTTACCCAATTCTTTAAGGGCCTTTTTTCCGTGGTACTCCATGACTCCGCGTCTCCGCCAGCTTCGCTCGCAGCTGTTCATTCTCCAGGCGCAACTCTTCCTCGGAGGGTACGGCTTCAGCATCCGGGAAGGGTGCATCCTGCCAGCCGCCGCCCAGTCTCTTTTCTTGATAAGGGTTGTCCACCAGGACGGGAGATTTCGTGGCATGGTATTTCCATTTTGGAAATTCCCGCGTTTCATAAGGAACGTTCTGATACCCGTTTTCCTTGGTATAGATATGGTGCTTCTTAGCCTCAGCCATCTGCTGCGTGGACTGGGGAACAAATTCCGGCATGGGCTTCTCCTTAAGTAGCACTCAGCACTCAGCATTCAGCCCGCGGGGCAGCGTGGTTTCCCTGGAGTCTGTCGCCAGCCAGGATACCGATCTAGGCTTTAGCCGCTGCAGGTATCAGGGCACGGCTTCAGCCGTGCCGATACACGCATAAAAAGCTGTGGGCTTTAGCCCCTGTCGCTGTTCCAGAGCCATTGGTCGGCACAAAAGCACAGGGGCTAAAGCCCAAGAAAATGCTCGTTCGTTTCGGCATGACTGAAGTCGTGCCCTGATACCCGCAGCGGCTAAAGCCATAACGTCGAAGACAAGCCGTCTCCTGGCTGGCGAAAATGCAAGCCAAGGCGAGGCTTCCCCGCGGGCTGAATGCTGAGTGCTAAGTGCTGAGTGCTTCTCACTAAATCGGATAATACGTGTAATGAATGATCCCCCCCGGGGAGTTGGTGATGGTGGCTGTGTTAGCGGCGCACTGCAGGGTAAACGTCAATACGAGGTCCTGCAGATCGGTTTGCAACAGGATCGGAGACGCGGGCGTAAACTGCGCCGTGTAGAACGCGCCGGCCGTTGTCACCGCGATGTTGAACGCGCCGGCCGCCGGCGTAATGGTCAAAGTACCCGAGTCAGCCCGTAGCGGAGCCACGGTCGAAGGTGTTTCCGCAACCCCGGGATTGGGATAGGTAACGGTTCCAAAAACGGTCGAGCCATTCATGGTCCCGGAAGCCGGCGTTGCTGCTTGCGGGCCCAGGGCGCCGCCCTGCACGCCGTAATAAAACACGACATTCGATATATAAACGCCCTTGCCCGGTTGCGTGTTGGATAGCCTTTGCGGCACGTGGACCTTGCATACATAGGTATGCGTATTGGTTCCTGTGGCAGAGGTCTGCGCCTGAACCACCGGGGTGCTGGCAGCGCCGGCGGTCGTATATCCATTAATTAAGGTAGCGTTTCCGGAGACACTGGACTGGCACTGCGACCAGGTGAACGGGATTGCGCCGTCGGTGAATTTGTAAATCCACGGACTGGCCTGCCTCACCCACACGCCGGTGTTCGTATCGCACGTGAATACGTCTCCACTTGCGGCGGAGACGGTAGGCAGAGCCGGTTCGGCCGTTCCCAGGCATCCGCCGTTGGGATCGAAATTCTTGAAGAAGTTCGGTGGCCCAACGTATACGGTGGCGCCGGAAACGTGCCCTCGGGCCTGCGTACCCCAGATTCCGCGCGCCACCAAGACCTGATTGGTCGCCGCATTAGGAGCCGCGATGACCTGCATAAACTCAGTGTCCACGGAGAGAATACTGCCGTTCTGGTTGCCCAGGCTCGGGCCGCTAACCCCGCTCACGTTAGCCAGGGTGATCGTGGTTTGCAGAGGAACTCCGCCGGTGGCGGACGTCCCGCCATTGACCGCAGCCCCCAACGTGGTCTGCGTCATGGCCGCCTGCGCGAACACTGGCGCCGACGCCAGCGCGACCAGGCACGTCATAAGCAATGCTTTGCGAATGAAATTCATGGAAAGATTTCTCCTTGTATCAAATTGGAAAGAAAGCTGCTAGCTTCTAGCTCCTAGCTTCTAGCTAAATCCAAAAGTCAGAAGTCAGGAGTCAAGTCAGAAGTCAGGAGTCACAAGTCAGAAGTCAGGAGTCACAAGTCAGAAGTCAGGAGTCAAAAGCCGGAAGTCAGGAGTCAAAAGCCGGAAGGGTGGGAGCTCTCGGCTTTAGCCTCTGCAGGTATCAGGGCACGGCTTTAGCCGTGCCGAACGTAATCAGCATTTCTTGGGCTTTAGCCCCTGTGCTTTTGCGCGGACGAACGTCTTTTACGCTTTGACAGCGGCAGGGGCTAAAGCCCGCAAAATTCTGTGCTTGTATCGGCACGAATAAATTCGTGCCCTGATACCTACAGGGGCTAAAGCCAAGGTGCCTGCTGTTTGGTTTTGACTTAAAAATTACCAACTTACCAACTTGGGGATCCTTCGCTCCGCTCAGGATTTCGCCTGCGGGCTCCCGCTCCGCTCACGCCCGCAAAGCGGCTCAACTTACCCAATTACCAACTTCTCCGTGACTCCGTGTCTCCGTGGTGAGATTCTGTCCTCAGCTCGCCACCCGGCAAGCCAATTCCGGATACAGCGTGGTCCATCCCCCGAGAACATCCAGGCGGCACGGGAAGCGGTCGGTATTGATGTCGTAAGCCTGAACCATGCGTATGCTGATGCCCAACTGTTTGTCGCTCACCCGCGAAGCATGATGAACTCCGCCGGGCAGCAACAGATCGGCGCAGCCCCAGGCGAATGCGTCTTTGTGGTACGCCAGGCCCTGAGGGCTGTTGGTATTGGCCGCGCCGAAGACGGTCACGGCCGCGTTATTGGCCGGGGGGGCCGTGCAGGTCTGGAACGGTCCGGCGGTGACAACTCCCTGGCCCCCGGGTCCGGAAATGGGAATGTTGGCCAAGCCGGTGGCCGTTGCCTGTACATTCGCCGTAACTACCCAGTTGGCCGGCGCTCCCGTCGATTGCCGGTTCTGCGGATTCACCGCGAATACCCCGGCAAACTGGATGATGTCGCCCTGGTTGAGAACCAGGGCATTCGGAGTCCACCCGGAGGTGGCGATCACGTTGCCGGTCTGCCCCGCGCCGGCCACGACAGGCGTTCCACCTTGCGCGCCGATCACCTGTGTGCGCACGTTCTGATCCATGACCCACTCGAAGTCAATGGTCTCTCCCATCACGCCCCGCCGGTACTGGGAAGCGATGTCCGTCGACGCCTGAAACAATCCCTTCAAGGCATCGATGATCGCCGCCTGCATGCCGGGCGAGATGGCCAACGTTCTGCGGCCGTCGCGCGGGGTCGCCTGTTCATCCAGGCGCTGTGCCGCCGTCAGGTAGGTGAACAACGCGTTCGGAATCGTCCCCGGAATGCCGGCAAAGTTGAACACGTTAAGGTACTGGCCGGTGCCGTCAAAATCGATGCCGTTGGCCACGTTGGCCACCGCAGGTTTAATGAACCGGTCGGCAAAGTCATCGATGCTCAAGCTCAGATCGGAGGACGTAAATGCCAGGTCGCATCCGTACTGTGTGTTGAGCGCCAGGGGCACAAACGTCTCCGTCGCATCCTCAATCTGCAAAGCCTGCCCCCGGCGTCCCACATACCGCGGAGGTTTGCGGATGTTCAGCACGGTGCCGATCTTCGCCCCAGTTTTACCAAACGAATCGTCAAAGTCCTTGCGTACTCCGGTGAAAAACTTCAAGTTGTTCTCCAGAACGCGTAAGGCTTCGCGCGTGATCATGGAAATAGTCAGTAATGTATTTGCCATCTAAATTTCTCCTTAAACTTTTGAGTTCGTAATGAAGCTGCTAGCTCCTAGCTGCTAGCTCCTAGCCCCTAGCCCTTGGCCTTTAGCCTTTAGCCCTTAGCTCTTAGCTCTCGGCTTTAGCCTCTGCAGGTATCAGGGCACGGCTTTAGCCGTGCCGCCAAGCACAACAAAAATCGTGGGCTTTAGCCCCTGCGGTTGTAATGGGCTCGCAAAAGCCCAGGGGCTAAAGCCCGAAAAAATGCTGATTAGTTTCGGCACGGCTGAAAGCCGTGCCCTGATACCCGCAGAGGCTAAAGCCAGCAAGATTGAGGGATCGGCTGATCCGGTATCTGAGTGTGGGATTTTTGGCTTTTGACTTTCAATTACCAACTTACTAACTTACCCACTTACCAACTTACCAACTTCTTCTCTATCTCCGTCGGTTCTCCGCCTCTTCCCGATCGCGAATCCGTTTGTAATCGCGGTAGGACAATTCCCCAATCGGGACCGCGCTTTTGCTGGAGGACCCGCCCACCGGCGTAATCGGGGCCGGAGCCCGCGTCACCGGGGTTCGCCTGGCTTCGGATGTCTGATTCCTGATTCCCGCGACCTCGCCCTCGATCTGGCCGATGCGCGCCATCACCCGCGCCGGACTCAGCTGGCACAATTCGGCACACAGATCAGGGTGTTGGCCCAGGTAGTAAGCGATGTCCGGACCGTGTTGGCCGGCCTCGATAATTGCCAGCTGCGCGGCCTGCGGAATCTGCAGCCTTTGCCCGACAACCTCCTCGAAGTCCTCATATTTCACCTTGGCCGCTCTTACCGCCGAATGATAGGTATCAAAGATCGCTTGCGTTCGTTCCTGCTCTGCCTGGGCCACTTCTGCTTGCCGGTTTTGCGCCAGCCGCTGCTCCGCTTTCCAGTCCGCCAGGTCCTCGATGTACTCTTCATACGTCGAATACTTCATGCTCGTGCCATCCGCCAGCATGTCCTTGGGCGTAGGCTTCGGCCGTGGGCCGGCCGCGGCATCCGTTTTCTGATCTTTCCTGGCCGCAGCTTCCCGGAGCGCGTCGAGCTCCTCTTGCTGCTCGTACACGCGTCGTGCGAGAGCATCCATGCGCTTCTGAACGCCCCGCGTGCCACCCTTATGCGTCGCGCCCGCAAGCTGTTTCTCGGAATCCCCCAAGGGTTCTCCAGCCGTTTCCGATTCGCCCGCAGTTTTGGCGCCGCCAAGCTCGTGTGGCACTGCAGCCCTCGGCTGTGTCTTGGTTTGCCCAGTCGAAGTGGAACCGGCCGGAGTAGTCGCTTCGGATCCCCGGCCGGATTCTTCCTGTTGAGTAGTTTCCCCAGAGGTGGCAGGTGGAAGACCGGCCGCCTGCTCCACTGCATCCTGCGTATCCGTGGTCGAAGCCACCGTTATTTCAGACATGGAACTCTCTCCTAAAAGAAGCTGCTAGCTGCTAGCTCCCAGCTGCTAGCTAGTACAGACGGTGCTCAGCACCGTCTCCGCGCCGTAAGGCGCGCACTCTTGGCCCTTAGCCCTCGGCCTTTAGCTTTTAGCCCTTGGCCTTTAGCTTTTGGCTTTAGCCTCTGCAGGTATCAGGGCACGGCTTTAGCCGTGCCGCCAAGCACAATTGAATTGCGGGCTTTAGCCCCTGCATTCGCCATGGCAAGCGCCGGGGCTAAAGCCCGAAAAATGTTGATCGGGATCGGCACGGCTGAAAGCCGTGCCCTGTTACCTGCAGAGGCTAAAGCCCAGCGATTGGTTTGATTTTTCAATTACCCAATTCTCCAGACGCCCCCTTACCCAATCTCAAAACTTTCCTCTGCGTCCTCTTTTCCTCTGTGTTTCAAAGGTTTGACTACTCTTCCTTGATCACGAACTTATGGTTGGTCGTCGCAGCGGTCACGTTCACCGGTTCGCTGGATACGGGCCCAGACCCTGAGTCCCAGATGCCACAAGCGGCCAGTTCAAGGGACGATCCGCCCGTTTGCGCTGCCGCCGTAAACGTAAAAAATAGACTTTCGGTCGATCCAATGCCCTGCGAGCCCGTCGTGCACGGATTCTCCACGATGAGGCGTTTCCGCAAGAGATTCTGCGGAACTGCCTGCTGAGATTGCCCTCCGTTTGCGATCGATCCGCTACGGTCCGTAATCGTGTTGATGTTGCCGCCCTGTGCCTGCGCTGTCGGGGACCAAGCCGCAAAAACAAGCACGCAAGTAAGAGCGCAGGACGCAATAAAAATAACAACCTTGCCAAATTTTCGAATCACGTATTTCCTCCCGGTCAAAACGTCAAAACCTCACCACGGAGACACGGAGTCACGGAGAAGTTGGTAATTGGGTAAGTTGGTAAGTTGGTAATTTTTAAGTCAAAACCAAACCGCAGGCACCTTGGCTTTAGCCTCTGCAGGTATCAGGGCACGGCTTTAGCCGTGCCGCCAAGCACAATTGAATTGCGGGCTTTAGCCCCTGCATCTTCTCGGCCGCACCGCGCAAAAGCACGGATTTTTGCCGCAGATTTGCGCAGATGGGCGCAGATGAGAACAAAAGAAAATCCCACTTCTTCGCGGTTAGATCTGCGGCCATCCGCGCAAATCTGCGGCAAAAAATCCTCTTCTCCCCTGTGTTTCAAAGGTTTGCTTCCTGCTCAATTCCCATGTTCCCGTGCAGATTTTCGAGCCGGTTCTGAATCGAGCTGAGCTGGGCCTGCAAAGCGGCCAGCGCGCCTTCGCCGCGGACCTTTGCTTCCACCGTGAGCAGCTGTACTTGTGCGTTCAGGGCCGCAATGCGTTCCTTGGATTCGAGGTCCAGGCGCCTGGTCTTGATCAATTCTGTTGCTGCCTGCAACTGCTGCACCAGGGTCCCGTGTTGCTGCATCATGCCGGCTAGCTGGGCTTGTAATTGGGTCAGCTGCGATTGCGGATCGGTCCCTTCCTCTGCGACCAGCTGCGGCGGCAGCATCTTTTTAAGGCGGTCGGCAATCTCTTTCGCGCCTGGCCAATCCATGTTCCGCACCAGCAGGTCGCCCGCCGCCTGCATCATGTTCGGATACGCTTGCACCAGCGCCATCATCGACGCCACGGCTTCCTGCCGCTTCGACTGGTAAGAAGGCCCGGTCGAAACCATCACGTCATAGCGGCCGATCCCCACGTCGTAAATCTTCTTGACGTTCTGCATCAACTCCAGCGCGGCCACCTCATCCCGCCCCATGCCGTTCTGCGAGTTAAACATCCCTACGTGATCCACCGCGCCGTCCGGCCGGATGATCCGCTGGATGCGCGGCGCATCGTAGATCTTAGGAATCAGATCGATCAGCAGGCGCCCGCTGTGCCGCATCGACCGTGCCAGGTTGTCCGTAAAATTCAGCGTGCCCAGGTCCGTCTGCTTCTGCCGGGCCAGGATGGCCTTGCCCGATTCATCCGGCCCGCGCTGTCCCAAACTGGCATCATAGATCCCGGTCGTTGCCTTCATGTCATTGTCGGCCTGCCGCACCATCACGGACATAGCCTGAATCGGCGGCTCATATTGCTGCCGTTGCGGCGGCGGAGCCGCCTGGTCGTTGACCGTCTTCGGCTTATACGTCAGCACCGCCAGGTTGCGCACATTCGCTTGCCGCCATTCTTCCTCATGCCCCTCAAGCTGCCCTTCGGCGGCTATATAAGGAGACTTCGGCGCCAACGCAATCGTCTCCGTGGCCGCGGAAATCCAGTAGTTGTACATCCGCTGCGGATCTTTGTAGTGGCGCAGCAGCCCCGCCAGATGCCGCCGCCCATTCACATCAAGATCGTCCCCCGTGAGCGGCACAATGGGAATCCACCGCCCCGGCCAATCGCGCAGTTCCAGAATCTCCAGCGCATTAATCTTGGCCCACTTCACCTGCCGCCGAACACTCTGCCGCCGGGCAACAACACCCGGCGGACCAGGTAAAGCTGAGGGATCTGGCAAAGCTTGTGTGGCACAGCCGGGGTCCCCGGAACGCGCCGGTTTTGCGCGTTCTGGGGTGGAGGCGCCCCCGGCTGTGTCTTGGGGTTGCTGTTGCAGTTGCAGTTGCTGTTGTAGTTGCTGTTGCAGTTGGGGTTGGGATTGGGATTGCAGTTGGTCCCTCCCGGCTTTAGCCCCTGGCTCTTCCTCCACCACAGTCCCATCCGCCAGCCGCACCAGAGTGACAGGTGTTTCCTCCACATAGAAGTACTCCGCGATCCGGATGCGATCTTTATCTAAACCATCCTGCAGAGGCCGATCCCCAATGCTGCTGAAATCGCTAAGCGAAGCCGAAGCCGAATCCCGATGCTGCTCTTTGTTCTCTTCCGCCGAAATATCTTCGACCATAAACGCAAACCGGGCATCCGACCGATCAGGTTCAACGCAATTGGGATCAATGTAAACCGTGAACGGATTCTTGATCCGCTTGATCTTAATCTCCTGATCAAAGCTGTTCTCATCCGCATATTCGGTAAGAATGCGCCAATAACCAACGCCGCAGCGCGCCATGCTGTCAAACGCCGTGTCATAAGCAATCTCAGCATCACTGATGACCTCGATGTGACGAACGGTTCCTTGCAAGATTTCAGCCGTCTCGACGTCGGAGCTGTCTCCCGCAGGATTGATAACGGTACTAGGCCGCTGCTGCCTCTGTTCATTGGTGACTTGCCGCAGAAACTGGGGCGCCCGATTCATGGTAAGGCAAGGCCGTCCATCCGCCTGCCGCTGCGTCTCAATATCAGCAGGCCACTGCCGCCCAACAGAAAATTCCAGATCATCCAGCGATTCCTTGCGGCACGAGGCCTCAGCCTCACAGCACTGCTTAAACCGGTCGTGCGCCAGACGAAGAAACTCTTCCGTGCTACGCTTCTGCGTAGCCTCAGCGTCGTCTTTCTGCTGCCCTGTCATTGTGACTTCCCGAAATCAGATCGAACAACGAAGCTCCTAGCCACTAGCCACCAGCAGCTAGCTAGTACAGACGGTGCTCAGCACCGTCTCCGCGCCGTAAGGCGCGCACTCTTGGTTCTTAGCCTTTGGTCTTAGTCCCTGCATGCCCTCGACCGCTTACCTACACGCCGTCATCCCGAGGCATCCCCGGCTTTGCCGGGCCGGGGTCCCCGACACGCGCGCGATTTTTGCGCGTGGTGGGGTGGGGGGATGCGGAGGGACCTCGCGCTGTCCTCCCTGGAAACGCTACCCTTTTCCCTTCTTCGGTTTGTGTGCCCCTGCCGCAAAAGTACGGAGCATCTGACGCGAATTTTTCTTTGTTCCCGAAACCGGCGTCCGCGTGGGCATCTGTTCCCGAATCGATTTCTGTCTATTTGGGCGTTTCTCCTGTTTTGTCATTGTCTTTTACCCTTGCCTACCGCCTGTAACCTGTGGCTTACCTATCCCATCCAGCTCTGCTGTTGACGACCAACAGTGTACATTTTCTGGTGCGGCTTCTCTGGAACCGGCTTGGCCTTCATCCGCTCGCGCCCACTCATAATGAAATAGCGCGTGCAAGCCATCAAGTGGTATTTGTGGTCATCCACGATCCGCCCATCCCTGTCGCGCTGAAACGTGCGAAACTCCGTCCACCAGTTCGACAACGACTTGAAGACTTTAAGCTTCCCCGTGCTCATCAGTCCCCAAACAGCATAGATCCCAGCCTCGACCGCGTTCACAGCTTTTTCCACATCGAGTCCCAGGCCGCGATAGATTTCGAGCAACCGCCGCCCATCGATCTGGCTGCGGCCATCGGCCGCCGGATCGATCACTCCGGGAATCCACTCACCTCGCGACTTGATCGCGTCGGCATGGAGTATCGGTTCGGAGTGGCCCCGGTAATGCTCCGAATAGAGATAGATCACGCCGGCCTGGTTGTCGCGTGCGCCCCAAACCGCCGCCGTCTTCTGCCAACCCACATCCATCCCGTAGGCGCGGGGCCAGTGAGCGGGAAGATCAAAATCACCGGCCGCGAGATCGCTTTCCGCAATCGGATAAATTGCCCCTGCCCCAAGTTGCGGAACTCCCCGGCTGCGAGCATCTCGCTGATAAGCCGGAATCTCTTTCAGCAATTCCGCTTTAACCGCTGCGCTCAAGTGTGGAACATCATCCCAGGTCGCGGTAACAACAAATTTGCTCAAGCTAAAATCTCACAGAAGTCAGAAGTCAGAAGTCAGAAGTCAGAAGTCAGAAGTCAGAAGTCAGGAGTCAGAAGTCAGGAGAAAGCTGCTAGCTACTAGCTCTTGGCTCCTGCCAAGCTCGTGTGGCACAGCCGGGGTCCCCGACACGCGCCGCTGTTGCGCGTGGCGGGGTGGAGGCGCCCCCGGCTGTGTCTTGGTTTTGACTTAGATCCAGGCTTTAGCCGCTGCAGGTATCAGGGCACGAGTTCACTCGTGCCGATACAGGCATAGAAAGTTGAGGGCTTTAGCCCCTGCCGCTGTCAAAGCCTGGCTGCTAGTCAAACCAAAACCTTAAACCCAAGACACAGCCGGGGGCGCCTCCACCCCAGAACGCGCAAAAGCGGCCCGTTCCGGGGACCCCGGCTGTGCCACACGAGTGTCGCGGTCCCAACGATCTAGCTAGAAGCTAGCAGCTTCTTCCACCACTCCCAAAATATCCGCTTCCGCCATCATGACCAGCTCGCCATCCTCGATCAAATCCGGATAGGGAACATTCACCGAACCGGAAAACACCACAACATCCCCAGGCTTGACCATAGTTTCGCGGAAGACCCCGTCCGCATCCTTTTTGCCCGGCCCAACAGCCACAACCTCACCCATCAGCGATTTCTCCCGCGCAACACTAGGAATAATGATGCCGCCCACAACGGTTTCCTCGGCAAAGCGACGAACCAAAACGCGATCATGCAATGGACGCAAACGAGCACCGTGTGGCACCGCCGCCCTCGGCGGTGTTTTCGGGGTTTGGTCCACGGATACTTCTGCCACCCCGACTCTGTCAGGAACAATCACATTCACAGTCCAAACCTCCGCGGCCTAAGCAAACTGCTCAACGGTACGAGTGTCATAGCGACCGGCCTGATGCCCACGCGAATCGGTCGAATGGGTCCAACCTTGACGGACTTAATCTTGGTCGAAGGAACTTGTGGCGCCAGGCGTGGTTCGCGCAATCGAAGCGTCCCGCTCGGCCACAACGTCCGTGGAGAACTTAGTGCCATAGGTTATCACCGGTTATCGAAAGTCATGAACGGAAGTAATGTTGGGCTGAGCCGTTACTCAGGCAACAATGTAAATGTAGATTGGCTAACTGAAACCGCATAATCGTAGGGAACGCCTTCACGTCCAGCGCGCTCCATAAATTAAGGCCACTCGCCTCATGACCGAACCCGCTGATCACCGCCCCCGCGCGAAACGGCAGCTTCTGGTCATAGCTGCACTGATAGGGCTGGGTTACGTCTGTGCACGAACCTTGCGTTTCACAAACGATGGATTCAATCTCGCTTTCCAGTGCGGATTTTTTCTACTCCCGTTCTTCGCCATCTGGCCCCTGCACCGGCTGTGCCCTGGGCTTCGTGGAGTGGTAGTGGGCCTCTTCCTTGCTCCGGTGCTGGTACTTTCGCTGTTATGTCTCCTCTCTACAGCGCTTTTCTATATTCCAGTGTATGTACGAGACGGTCAACTAAGCCAGGAATTGGGCAGAGTTCAAGAGGAACACTACTCGGTCCATCTTGTATGGGAGGAAAGAGGCGCACTAGGGTTCCTAGACGTGGGTTTAGAACAGCGGATGTTCATCGTTCCCGGACTTTATATGGTGAAGCACGTGGATCATTTCGAGGATGCATATGGAGGAAGCCTCTCGGCCGAGGGACCAGATAAAGTCCGGGTGTACATCCCCAACCGTAATCCACGTCAGGATGTGAACAAGGTTTACACCCTTAAGCACAGACTCTATTGGTGATAAATCGCCTTTCGCGTTAATCCGTAATCCGAGCCACTTTCAATTACGCGATGACTCAATGACCAATCCTTTAATCAGGCTTCGAGGCGGCATGGATCTTGTCCGTAGTGCCGGATGCGGCAAACTCGCCTTTGGCCTTTTGATAATCCTTTTCGAATTGCTCAAACTCTCCACTAAGGCTATCCGGGGAGAAGGTGATCTCCAGATTCCCCTCGGCCGCTTTGGTCCTCTCGCGGAACTCAGCCGTAGCTCTTCCTTTCGTGATCTGATGATTGGCGATGCGCGTCCGGTAGTCCTTCTGCAACGTAAGCAGCTTGGCCACATCGTCACCGGTGACTACAAAGGAGGCGAGGCGGCCGGACTGTTCCGTACAACCGGAGCAGGTCCGTATGGTTCCCGGCAAAATAACGGCACGCTCAACCCTCAAGCCTTTGAACATGTCGATCAATTTCTGTGGGACATCGCTCCCAAGTGGATCCGGTGTCTGTGCTTCCTTGCTGGTCCAGCGGAATTTAAACCCACCCTGCGGAATAGCGCCCCACGAGAATGATGTCGTGTCTTCTGCTTCCACGTCTCCTTCCACCCTCTTGACGGCCCTTATATCTTCAAAGTATCCGATAGCGTCATTGATGACCCGGCCATTCTCCAGATTGGCGCTGGCCGGCGCCCACGCTGTAATTCCCTGCCAATGGGACAGATCCGAGTAAAATGAGTCGTAGATCTCTTGTTTTTCTTTACCTGCCTGAGCAGACGTTGTGAGCATCTTGGACATTTCTTCACCATACTTCCTGTGCAGGTGGATCGTGCCCGCTCCATTCGGAAAAATGGTGAGTGTATCCTTTTCTTCGAAGCAGCCAACAAGCGGCACGAGAAGACTTGAGAGCACCAACCCTATCAGCAATCGAACACGAGATGCAGGTTTTACCATGAATGAGATGGTACCCTGACCAGGTCGCCAAGTCAGAGATTACGTGCGTAACGCAGCAACTAGCATATCTACCCCCCAAGTGGTGACAAACACAATCACCGCGCCCTCAACAAACTCGACAACGGCACCGTCTTCTGCTTCCCGACGCCCGGAAACCGCCGATGCACGGCCGCCCGCACCTTTGCCTTCTCCGCCGCAGTACCGTGCTGCGAAACCCGCGCCAGAGCATTCCGCGCGTGCGGCTCATCCTCGATCGGATAGCGGCGCCCAGGAAGAGCGAAGGAACTGCTCTTCAGATGCTTTCGCTCAGATGTGGTTAGTTTGGACATATGCACTCCGCTTTTGTAGTTCACCTCGACCGGCAGGGAGAGGTCCCTACTTCTAGGAAGAGGTTTCTGAGTTTACCCCGAAGCGCAGCGAGGGGTCCCTACGCTCCGACAGAATGCCGGGGCCTGCGCCCCGGGAACTTCTTCGTAGAAATAGCGACCTCTCTCTGCCGGTCGAGGTGAACTAATAAAGTGCGTAGGGACCCCTCGCTGCGCTTCGGGGCAAACTCAAAAACTAGTCTCCTTCTTCCTCATCACGAACGCTGTCCACGTCCGCGCCGGCCTCGCCGTCTTCGCCGCCGCCGGGCTCAGGTTCGTTGTCGCCGTGCAGGTGAGCGATCATGTCCTCATCCTTCACGCCGTGAGTATCCATAATGTGCTTTACCATCTCCGGACCGGAAGAAAACGGATATGCCTCGGGCCGCCTGTAGTGTTTGAAATCGCCGGTGTTGTCAAAATGGTGTTCCACGACGTGGCCGCCGTGGGCCCCATCGCGGATCTCAGTGTGATCCAATTTCTTCTTGTGCCGCGCTGCGCTAGATTTTGCTTCGCAATAGGACATGGAAACTCCTTACAGTTGGTGTAAAAAGCTGCTAGCTCTTGGCCTTTAGCCTTTAGCTCTTAGCCCTCAGTTTTTGGCTTTGGCCCAAAATCCGGCCGCACAGACGGTGCTCAGCACCGTCTCCGCGCGAAAACGCGCGCACTCTTAGCTCTTGGCCGTTGGCTTTAGCCGCTGCAGGTATCAGGGCACGAATTTATTCGTGCCGATACAACCATAAAAAATGGTGGGCTTTAGCCCCTGCGAGCGCGCACAACCTACAAATCGTCATCTCAAGACATCCCCTGGCTAGCCCTGTCGGGGTGGGGGAATGTGGAGGAGCCTCGCGTCGTTCTCTAAGTGCCGTGCATCGAAGCAAAACCCACGAAGACGAAGCGCCATAAGGCGCGGAATTACTGAGCCCACCCCGGAAGGGGTGGGAAAGATGGCGAATAGAATGTGAGCCCCGTAGGGGCGACATAGCCTCTCGTGGCAGCCATGTTCCAGAGAGTGTCTCCGCCGGTGACTTCTGAATACAAGCAGGGAACCCGGACTACTTTCTGACACGACGACCGTGTGCGGTCTGACACGGACTCATGGCCGAGTCACTCTGCTTTCACCAGAGTGTCGACGTTCAAGAGAACAGCAACAAACTAACCGCACGAATCCGATTCATCTTGCTCTTGCGAGATTCTGGACCCATAGGAGTACGGGAGTCTTGTGATGTATCGTATTAGCGCCGAATAACGTACCTGTCGCTAATACATGCTTTCCCAGCAGGCTGCGGTAGGTCTTATACATCCCTTCGTCTTTGAAAACCAATTGGATTTGCCGGACGCCCTCTTGGGAACTATACGAATATCTTTGGGTGTCGTCCCTGGTCACGCAAGCTGGCTGTGGCAGGACCAGCAGCCAATAGGTCTCCGGCTCGTCCCCTTTGCGGATGCTCTCATACTCCGGTGGCCCAGGATATATCTTGCTAATAATCGTGCCCGCCAGCTTTACCACCGTGGGCTCGTAGGACAGACACTGCCTGCCTGATTCGGCCAGAGCACCCCCGGTCCAAGTCAGCGAGAGGCAAACGAACAACGTGCACGAACAGATGAACCGCATTAGCATGCTCCTTGCTTCCAGAAACAAAGCAATTCAATCGCCATTTGCTCGGTTGCGTTCTCCAATCGGAACCAGGTCTCTTATCGTCAGTCACTGCCTGGGAATCACATCCGGCCGCTTTGGCAGCTGCACGATAACCTTCGCCTTTTTGCCGGGTGTCTGGTCATTGAATCCCTCAACTTGTGCGATTGTTTGTTTCAAGGTCTCAAACTGCTGAGGCGTAAGTGATGATAACTTCGTGTCCCCTTTGACACCCAAGGCAGTGCGAACCGTTGCCTGGTACTTTGCCGTATCGTTGATCACTTGTCCCTTGCCGTTCTTGTGCGGCGCCCATTTGGCAACCGCATCGTCGACGTTCATGTCCCAGTAGTTGGCCCTTAGATTTGTATCCATGGCCGCCCATCCTGCCTCCGCTGAAGGAAAAACCGCAAACCCATGGTCCTTCCCAATCGCGCCGTGCTCCTTTGTAAAATTACCAGCTGCTATATTACCCGGATTGTTGTCCCGTTGCGGATGATTCCCCGTCCGCCACTCCGTAGTTCCATCGGGATACGTTAACGTCACCGTTTTGCCGCTCGACTGCGCGCTCTGTGCTTGCGGCCTGGACCACTTTTGCTGTCGTATCGCATACATCGTATGCAAATCCTGGTCGGTGTAGACCCGAGCATCCGGGCCTTCCCACCGCCCAGCATTCGTTCGCCGGTAGTTCTGGTCTCTCCACTGCATGAACTCGGCGCTCGGCTTAAGCGAGTCACCAAGCTGCGACGACGAACTTCCCCGTTGTACCGATGGCGGAGCCGGAGCGTAAGGTGTTGTCTGCTCGTCTCCCAGCTCCTTAGGAATCAGTCCCGCCGAAAGGTCAATCTCGTCGTCGAAGGATGGTTGGTCGGCCTGCTCCTTCGGAATCAAACCAGCCGAAATATCAATCCCGCTGTCGGCGTACGGCGGCTCGCCCTGCCCGATCTGCTCCTTCGGAATCAAACCGGCCGAAAGGTCAATCTCGTCGTCGAAGGATGGTTGGTCGGCCTGCTCCTTCGGAATCAACCCATCCGAAATATCAATCTCGCTGTCGATGTACGGCGAATCGGCCTGCCTGATCTGCTCCTTCGGAATCAAACCAGCCGTTAAATCAATTGCAGAATCTGGCATAGAAAGACAGCTGCTAGCTGCTAGCCACTAGCTTCTAGCTTTTGGCCCTTAGCCCTTGGTTCGTAGCTCTTGGCTCGTAGCCCTTGGTTCGTAGCCCTTGGTTCGTAGCTCTTGGCTCGTAGCTCTTGGTTCGTAGCTCTTGGTTCGTAGCTCTTGGCTCGTAGCTCTTGGTTCGTAGCTCTTGGCTCGTAGCTCTTGGCTCGTAGCTCTTGGCTCGTAGCTCTTGGCTCGTAGCCGTTGGCTCGTAGCCGTTGGCTCGTAGCTCTTGGCTTTAGCCCCTGCGGGTATCAGGGCACGGCTTTAGCCGTGCCGAAACGAATGAGCATTTTCTTGGGCTTTAGCCCCTGTGCTTTTGCGCCGGCCAATGGCTTTGAGACAGCGACAGGGGCTAAAGCCCACAGCTTTTTAAGCTTGTATCGGCACGACTGAAGTCGTGCCCTGATACCCGCAAGGGCTAAAGCCAAAAGCCAAAGGCTAGAAGCTAGGAGCCAGTAGCTGTATTTACGAACCCTCGTATCAACTCCGTCATTCCCAAAAGCGGAGTGAACGTGATCATCACCAGCCCGTTCGTGGTCATGGTGCGCATCAGGCACTCGGTATAGATGTCCGGTGGGCACTCCTCATCGAGCCAGATCAAATGCTGCTCTGTCCCCTGAAACGCCTCGCGCTTTTGGTCGTAGCTCTTAAGGCTGATTCGACTCCGGTCGCCGGTTACGTGCTCCACGTAAATAGTCTCCACCGCTTCCGGGATGCCCGGCTTCGGCGTTGTATCCAGCAGGCGCCGCAACGGAATCATTCCCGTACCAAACTCGGCCGCCTTGCCCAGCAGCTTGAGCTGGATGATATCGCGCGTGGTCTTGCCCGTATCGCCGGCTGCCCACGCCGAGATCGCATGTGCAAACCGGCGTCCCCGCCACCAGTCCGGATATTCACCTGTCAAATGGAGTACGGTCTCAAAGGCTCCTACGCCCTCGGTCTTGCCCACGCGGTTTGCCGCCAGGAAGCAGCGTTCGCGATGGATCGCGCCTGCTGCAAAAAAATCCAGATGCCGCGCGTAGAGTTCCCGCCGCAGCGGACCCTCGTCCGGATAAAACAGTGCCATCCGGTTCTGCCGCACCGCTTTTTCCCGCTCTTCGAGCAAGCGCATCAATTCGAGCTTTTCTTCAGGACTTAGGGCTGCGAGATGCTGCCAGCTGAAGCAACTCGGTAATGCGAGCGTCGATGTCATGGAGCGTCTTAACCCTCAATGGCTTGTCCGCATCCCCGCGGATAGTCATCGGCTGTGCAGGCTTACCTTCAATCGTGTCGCGCAAAAGCGTGAACGCTCTGGCATCCCCTTTGCCAAACAGCTCCAACACCATCTTTTCCGCCACCTTCGGGTCCTTTGCCAGTACCTTGAGAATTGCATCCGTGAAGGGCTTACGCTTCGCCCGGCCACTCTTGCCTCCGCGCTGACGTTTTGCTTTCATAAAATCAGCTGCTAGCTCCTAGCTGCTAGCTTCTAGCTCTTGCCTTTTGGCCTTTAGCTCTTAGCCCTTAGCTCAGCCTTTGGCTTCAGCCGAAAATTCCGAGCGTACAGACGGTGCTCAGCACCGTCTCCGCGCCGAAAAGGCGCGCACTCTTGGCTCTTAGCTTTTGGCTCTTACCCCTTGGCTTTAGCCTCTGCAGGTATCAGGGCACGGCTTTAGCCGTGCCGAAACGAATGAGAATTTTCTTGGGCTTTAGCCCCTGTGCTTTTGCGCCGACCAATGGCTTTGAGACAGCGACAGGGGCTAAAGCCCACGGCTTTTTATGCTTTTATCGGCACGACTGAAGTCGTGCCCTGATACCCGCAGGGGCTAAAGCCAAGGGCCAAGAGCTAAAGCCAAAAGCTAGAAGCTAGCAGCTTTCTTCACCACGGCATCGCCACGCCCAGAACGTGCGCTTTCGGCACATTCACCTTGGCGCGAGGGAAATCTTTGGAGATTTTCTGGTTGTATTCCTTGGCAATCTGCCGCGCCGTTTTACCCGATGGTTGAATAGGTGCCGGCCCATGCGTGCGCCCACCCTCGGCGCTCACCGGAACCGCAGCCAGAAAATCCACGCCGGGCATCCCGACGCCGAAAAACAGCTGCGCCGTCAACGCTTCAGGAGCGCTGTTATGAATCAACAGGGCGGCATCGTTGAGGATCAGCTTCACGCTGGCAATGGCTGTCTCCACTGCGGCCGTCACCTTCGCATCGGACACTCCAATCGCCCGCAGGATCGCCGTCAGATTCGTCTGCGCATCGTTCAACCCGGCATTGATCCGCGCCAGGACTCCGCCTGGCGCCGCGGCCAGGTTGCTCTTGTACTGAGCAATCAGCGATTCAATCAACTTCAGATCAGCAGCGACCTTGCCGGCATAGTCGTTCACCTCGGCTGCGGAGGCGTTGCCGGAAGGAAGAGAGACAATATTCACGATGCTGATGGCAATATCGGCAGCCACCGGCAGATCAGCCAATACCGTATCCAGCAAGTTGGCCGAACACCCAGTCAGAGCCGCAATAGGCAGGATCCAAAGCAACATCGCCAAAAACACAGCCAACACGCTGCGCCCAGGTTTGACGGTAGTAATTGGCAAATCGGCCAAATAAGCCCCAATTCGGGAAAATACCAAACAATTCGTCAT